GCCGATGCCTTCAGCAATTCAGCCAAACGCTGACTTGTGAGATCTAGAGTTGCAACAATACCAGGCATTGACAACTTCTTTGTCACAGGCTGAACGATTGCAGGATCAGAGTACCAATACTTGACCTTTGCTCCACTTCCACCACTGATAACAAGGTGGTCTTTGGCAAAATCCAATTCAGGATTCGCAAGCAGAGACACAGTTGACAAGAATCGGTTGAGATCAAAAATTCGAACATCGTGCTCAAAAGTCTCGGAGACTTCTGCTTCAGCCATAATGTTCTTTGTTGGAGAAAGCGTTACAATCTTGCTACCTGCTGTAATGCAGATATTTGGATTGATTCCTGCAAAGTTCTTCAAAATTTCATGTGTTTTCTTTGAGAGTATCATAGTATTAGTTTCCACAGTTGGCATTTTATCTCCTATAGTGCCTTTCGTCTTCATCGTCAAACATCTCTTCAATTTCTTCCATATTACCAGATGCAATAACATCTCGGATATTCTGTTTAAAATCAGATCTCCCGTGCTTTTTATCAGCGTGTTTTGCTGCTCTACGGGCTGCTTGGCGGTCGTCATCCCAATCACGGTTGCTGCGTCTATCTCTACTCATTTCACATCTCTATCCTTTCATTAGAACTCGTCTATGCATTCCATAAGATTCTTCAACCGATGCTCAATGAAATAGTTGAGCAACTTCGACCGTGAAGAGTCTTGTGGTTCCTCCCACTTATTTAGGATGGACTGCTCCACATCTTGAGGAATTTGCGAAAGATCTATGAGAGTCTTGTTTCTCTCCCAATTCTTCTTGATGCTATCATCAAAGAAAAGATTGTCAGAACCCAAAGATTCTCTCAATTCACCAAACTTCTTCTTTGTGATAGGCTTTTGTCGCTTCCCTTCTGACACAAAAACATCGTCTTCTGACAAGACATTCGGGACTCCATCACCAGAATCTCCTCGAATAATCTGCTCTTCAAGAGTCTCCAATGGATTCTTACACACAACCATTGACTTTAGTGTCGGAGAATACTGACTCACACCAGAGTATTGCTGCAACTGTGCAAAGTCTTTGTCGGAGGAAATAATAAGTATAGGTTCCTGCTTGTGAAAGTGCTTGCACAAAACAGCAATCACATCGTCTGCTTCGCAGCGATGGATACGCATATTCTTATAGGGAAAGTTCTCCTTTACCTCTTCCCTGATCTTGGACATTATTTCGAATGCACGATCCCACTTCGCTTCGCTACCTTCACGATCCTTTTTGCGATTGGCTTTGTAATGAGAGAAGACCTCTTTGCGCCAAGAGTTTGCATCTTGACAGAGTACAATCTCTCCATACTTATCCTTGAATTTAGTTCGGTACATACGATAGGTATTGAGAGCAATATGGCGAACCATATCTTCATCAATAGTAGAGATATCCCGAACCTGTGTGAAGATTGTTGAAAGAAGTAGTTGTGTATTGTCGATAAGAATCATTGTGAGGTTTTCTTTGCCCACAGAAGAACCATATTGGTATTGATCCTACCATTAGGCTTTGTGGGCTTTGTCTTTACAGAGAGAAATCTTGGTTGTACTACATTATATCCAACTGATACAAAAGTCGGAATAACTTCTTCAGGCTTTCGCAACTTCTTCGAAAGAGACTTGTCTTCGTCCCAATTCAAGAGAGTCGAACCCTTGATACCAAACCCTTCAGGCTTTGCGATATACAAGGTAAGAACACGATTCTTTGTGTTATATACCGTAAGCATTGATGCTCCAAGTATATCCTTTGGAGACACCGATTGCAAATTCAAAGTTTCATCTTTGAGAAGATACTTGAGATTCTTTACAACCTTTTCTGAATCCTGTGGCTTCTTCTTTCGGATCTTCTTTGGATAGGTTTTATCCAAGAATCCCTGAACTCCTTCACAGGAGTCACAAACAAATTTATGATACCGTGTCAACTTGGTTTTCCCAAGATACGAGTATCCTTCTCTCTGTTCAGAACTGGAGTCCACAACTGCAATGTCCAAATCAGACTTGCTACGAAGAAGAGTTTGCAAGATTTCCTCTGCAACTCCTTTTGCTGCTCTAGTCGATGTGAGCCATTTTCCTATGTTTACACTGGTCTTGTTGTCTTGTACGATTTCTACCAGTGCTCGATCTTGCAAACTATTGAAATAACAAAGGGATTCAAAATCTTGAGTTTTCACATTTATCTCCACTCGGAAAAGACCTTCTCCATTACTCCTGATTTTGGAGAATAAGCATAGTATGCTGTTTGCTTTTTGATGTTTCCAGACTTTAGATATACGAGTCTTTCTTCTTGATTTCGTACATCATCAAGACAGATGCCTGTAGGCATAATATAGTCTTCAATACGGCTGACGATAATCCGCTCGTCGTTTTCCCAACCTACAACCTTATCATAGGCGAAACCTATTCTCTTGTCAACTTCCTTATATGGAAGTTTAGTTATTTCATTTATCAAAAAGAAATGAACCTCGTCTGTTTCTACTATATCGCTTGGTTTGCCCTTTGCATGACCTTCGATTGCAAGAGACATTTTATTTGGAGAAAGATGAAAATCCGTTATACGAAGAGCCAAGTCTCTTTTTGATTTCTCTGCAACATAATCCCACTTTTTACCGTCTGTAATACAGATTATTGTAAATCCTTGGTAATCCTCTGCACACATAAGGTAATCCTTACCGTCTATGTGGTTTTCTACGAAAAGAAAAGGGAAATCTGCTTCATTTCTGATGACTTTTCCCATCTTTTCTCCATCTGAATTTCTAATGATTTCAACAACAGAGTAGAAAGGACATCGCCTGTCCTTAACAACATATGGAGTAAGCGTGAGTGAGTATTTCCCCAACGGAGATTGCCTTTTCTCTCTTTTGCCATTGATCGGCTTTCCTAGAGAAACTGCTTGAATGACTTTGGTGCGACGATCCTCATACCAAGGGTCAGTTGCGTAGTTCATCCTACCTCCGTTCCGAGAGGCTAGTTCGTGTATTCGACTAGAGCAGAGAAGTTGTTTCGCTTCTTGAACACTATTCGATTCTTGAACTTATCTCCCATTGATTCAGGGTTCTTGTGAGAAATAACAAAAACTCTCACATTACTATCTATTGTCTTCAGAATGTCTAGGAAGGCATCTGTTGCCGAATCATCCAGAGAGCCATCTAAAATCTCATCTAAAATCAATAGATTGCAGTTCACGGAGTTCTTCTGTGAGGCAATGGCTCTCCATGCAAAGAGAAGAGCAAGATCAATTCTTCGTTTTTCTCCTTCTGAAAAACTCTCATAGGTAAACTCGTCTCGGTGACGGGATCGTATCTTCTCTTCAAAATTGTCATTCAGTTCAAAACTAACAAAGAAGTTCATCCGTGTAAGATAAGCATTGATGGTCTTGTTAATAACAGGAAGATAGTGTGAGATAATACGCTTCTTGATTCCTGTATCTTTCAAAAGAATCGCTGCTGCATTATAAACAGCCGCAGTTTCTCCAGCATCACTCTTATTCTTATCAATATCTGTTTCCATAGCCTTAAACTTCTGGAGTTTCTCCTGTTCCGATACTTCGTCAGATCGGTCTTCGGAGATACGCTTGATTTCTGCTTGGAGTTGGCGGATATGTCTTTCTCCTGCCTCTCTGGATGAGAGGAGAGTATTGATTCTCCGCTGCTTCTCTTGAATCTCATCAAGGCTCTCCTTTGTTTTAGAGAGAGCATCCTGTGTCTCTGTGATTTTTTGTCCAATGTCATCCATGCCTCTTTTCATCTCGTCCATGCGAGATTTCTTTGCCTGAACTTGCGTTTCCTTGTGTTCAGCACAGATTCCTTGAAGGCAAGTAGGGCAAACATCGTTCTTTTCATAGAACGAAATTTCATTGGACAACGACTTCATATTTCCACGAATCTGAGTGCTTAGACTATTTAGTTTTGATAGCACAGATTCTTGTGTTTCTTTAGAGTTTCCAACAGAATTGAGAAGAGCATCTGCCTCTCCTTGAAGAGCCGTGATCCTCCCTGTGAGATCCTCCATCTCTGCTTCTGATGCTGCAATAGCCTGTTCCTTCTCCTCTATAAGACTATTGCTTCTATTCTTGAGAGAAAGTATAAACTTTGTCTGTATCTCTATCTTCTCACGAATCATAGCCAATCCATTCTCAAGATCACGCTGTTTTTCCTTGAGAGCAGATTGTCTTTCCTTCAGAAGAACATTCATCGTTGAAAAGATAGAGATATCCAAAAGATGTTCAACAATTGTACGACGATCTGCTGCCGTTAACTTCATAAACGGAACATAGTTCGTAGAACCCAATATGACTACTTGGCAGAAGGACTTCTGATTGAATTTAAGAATCTGCTCTTCAAGAGTCTTCTGATAATCCTTGGCATTGGCACAGATATCTAGCAACTTTCCATCTTTGTGAATCTCAAAGACCTTTGGTGCTATACCACGACGAATATGGTACTGATGCCCACCAACAGAAAACTCAATCTCCACAAGGCAATCTTTTTCATTGATAGAGTTTACCAACTGTGGGATATTGATATTTCGATAAGGCTTTCCAAAAAGCACAAAGGTGAGTGCGTCGAGAAGAGTGGTCTTCCCTGCGCCGTTCTCACCTGTGATTAGGGTTGTGTTGTGCCTCAACAGGTCAACCTCTGTAAAGGTATTCCCTGTGGATAGAAAATTACGCCAACGAATCTTTTCGAATGTAATCATGGTATAAAAATCACAAAACTAACTTACTTGAATGACTTTACATATCGCCGTCATTAGTAGCAGGATTCTCTCCCTTATAGTTATCTTCAACATATGTGAAGAACTTCTTCTTCTCTTCAGGAGTCATTTCAGCAATGCTAGACTTTCCAAATTTCTTTAGTGCTGCTTGAAAAAATTTCTTGTATCCATCCGACTCCTCGGTCATTTCCTCTGCCCCTTTGTCAGCCTCTTTTGAGAGATTTTTTGCTCCTTTTTTGACTGTGGCAAAAACAGCAGGATTGCTTGTGATGATGTTGATAAGAGACATCAGCATATTGATAAGATCAGATCTAACAGAGACATTCTTCATTGCCTTTTCTGGATCTTTTAGTGCTGTGCGAACTCGGGCAACTCTACCAGAATCAATAAGACCTGAACGCATAAGCATCGTTACACGATTGGGGTCTTCTAGTGCTTCTACGAGTTCTTGTGCAGCAAACTCCATGTCCTCTGCAAGAGTAGACGATACTTCCTTCTTCAGAATTCGGTTTACTTGCTCATTAAGATTACGATACTTTTCGATCTTATCCATTTTCTTCTCCTTGTGGTGTGTTTCAATGTGTATTATGCATACATTGAATATTTTGCTAGTTCTTCTTTGAGTATCTTTTCTATTGTTTTTGTAAGAGACTCATGCAGTTGTTCTCCTGCTGTTGGTTCTCTTTCTTCTTTCTTTGTTTCTTGTGGATTTTCTGCTGCCTTTCCGCTCTTTCTCTCTAAACCGTACTCATTTCCCCACTTGTTTGATTCACCAACCAGTTCTTCCATTTCCATGTCAACCACAGTGGTATTGACAGTGAATGGCTCTTTGCGGCCATCCATAAGGTCAAGAGTTGTAATAGCAGCCCAACGGTGGTGTCCGTCAAGCACATAACCATCTTTAGAAACAATCAAAGGTTCAAGCAAGCCCTCATCTCCACAGTTTCCATTTCCACAGTTACCAGAGGTATCCTTGCATTGCTTTTGCTTTGTAAGAGGATCAAGACCACCACAAGAGTCTAGTAAACGCTTTGTTCTACCTGCCTTTAAACCATTAACCATTCCCATGACTTTCTCACCAACCAAATCCATTTGGGTAGCCTTCATTTCAGATGCAGCCATAGACTTACCCTCATCAACCTTCACACCCTTGTTCTTCAGATGCTCAAGGAATTTCTTTTCAGCATTTGCCTCTCCATCCTTCACCGGAAGATGATTTGGATCTGAAGGAGGCAACTGGCTATCTTTTTCTGCTTGTGTGCCTGGTAATATTGCAGTCTTTAGTTGTGGCATTTTCTTTCTTGGTATTCCAAGGTTATCACCACAGTAGAGATTTGTTCCAGGCACTGTTACCTTACAAAGATCGAAATCTGGAGCCTTGCCTTGTTCTTTATTTACTCTATCTTCTGCTGCTTTCTTTGCAGCACTTTTTTCCATACCCCCTGCTTCAAATTCTTTCTGATATTTCTTTGCTGCCTTGAATCTATCTTGCATTACTTGTGCGACCTTATCCAATCTTGTTGCTATTTTCTTCTCCTCTTTGGGATCAGAACCCATAGCACCTTCGGCAGAATCAGGACCATCAAACTCGGTGCTTGCTTTCTTTGAAACAATAGGTTTTGCTGCACCAGTCTGCACATTCTTCTTTACTGCTTGTTTGACTGCTTCTTTTCCTGCTTGTGCCTTTTCTGCCTTTGCCTGTGCTGCGCTTATTTCGCCTTTAGCATAAGCAGTTGCCTTTTCTTTTGCAGTTTCTCCATATTCAGCCTTTGACCAATAGACAGGTTCTCCTGCGCTATTCTTTCCAGCCCAAGAGTTTTCTGTTTCCCATACAGATCCTGGTTCATGTTTTGCCCCTTCGCCAAGAACACGGCTTATTCTTGCGATTCTACGAGCATCATCTGTAGCACCAAGAGTATTTCTGTACTCTCTGATGGTACTTACAAACTCTTCATAAACTTCAGACTTATTTCTTTTCATATCCGATTCCTCTTTGCTCTCATCTAGCAGAAAATTTCTGAACCTTGCCCATGCAGCAGGATCAGATACCACTATGTAGTTTAGTGTTTTTATCATTAGGTCATAGAGTTGATTTCTTATCTTTGGAGAGACACCAAACCGTTTAGGGTCTTTCAAAACATTTGTCATCTGATACACTACTTCATCTGGAACTAGCCCTGCCCGAGCCAATTGCAAGAGCCTTGGATAATTCTTGATTTCATACTCTGGATTTGTCTCTGGTGCTGGAGTCTGCGCCTCAACCAATGTCATATCCTGCCTCAAATGAGACAGAATACTTCTAATTTCTTTACTAATTTCTTTATCCATCAGTTCTCCTAGCCATATTCTCACTATATGTAGGATTTCATAGGCTTAGGCTGTCTGTATACAGATCACGGATCACTGTTTTTAGTTTTTCTTTGTCTATGGTAATTTCCATACCATCTATTGTCTCATTTATAAGTTCAACCGTTCCCTTTGACATATCAATCCGTTCTTCCCCGAACTCCTCCTCTGCGTGTTCCTCTACTATCGAAAGGTTTGCCACTCCAGCGGCTACCAGCCCCTCACAGAGGCTTCCAAAGGCGATCTCGTCCCGTTTCCCTGTCACGACGATACGCAGATAAGAGTCCTTGTATCGGGCAAGATCAAGCCCACTATAATTGCTCTCCGTATCGTTGTAGAACAACTTATGGTACATCTTATGTGGATTTTCTACAAATTCCAACCCGAGAGTCTTCGTGTCAAAGACATGAAATCCCTTTCTCTCGTTTACATCCGAAAAATTGAGGTCATACTGTGTACCAAGATAGTGCACATTTCCCCTGTACTGTCGGCAATGGAAGTGACCAGACATTACAAGATCAAACTTATGGAGAATATTGTCAGACATTCCTCCATTATGGTTGATGCCTCGCATAACCTCATAGCCGTCCAGTTCTAGATGCCCTACAAGCACTGGTGCAACAGAGGAGTCCAATGCCTCTTCACACTCTTCACTATTCTCACGATTCACCCAAGGAAGAAAAAGAACAGAACAACCATCAAAATCTACGGTTGTTGGAGTTTCGTAAAGGTGAATATGGTTGTGAAATAGTTCACGAAGAGAATTGAGATTGTTTGTATTCTTCCAATAGGTGTCGTGGTTTCCTGTAATGCAGTGTACCTCTACACCCATCTCCTCTAGAGGAGTAAAGAATCTCTTCTTTACGAGTGAAAGAGTATTGAAATTGACATACTTTCTGCGGTCAAGCAGATCACCCATGTGAATAACTGTGGTTATGCCATGTTCCTTTAGGTAAGGAAAGAATATCTCCTCAAAAAACTTGAAAGAGTATTCCAAGAATAAAGGAGAATCATTACGGACACCAAAATGGGTATCAGAGATTACTGCGATCTTCATCGGTTTCCTCGAAAAGATTCTCTAGACCTTTAGGCTTCTTTGTCTTCTTCTTTTTCTTGCCTCTTTTGTCTTCTTTTTCTAGTTCCCGTGTAAAATTGTCGATATCGTTTTCAGAAAGGTCAAATTTCTTTGCAGCAAAATCACGGTATTCAAAAGAAGAATCATTCTCTTCCAAACCTTTCATTCTGTTTGCAAACTTACCAAGACTTCCCTCTGCAATCTTGTCTTTTACCATCTTGTATTTGATAAACGACTGCTTCTTTTCCCTTTGAATACGGCGAAGAAAGGCATAGTAGATGATTTGTGTAAAATAAGAGAAAGGATTAGAACTCTTGTCTGGATCAAAATTTGCAGCATAGACAACACAGTTTTCGACTGCATCGCATATCATCTCATCACGATATGCATAATGTGCAAAATTTGGCTTTGAAGATAGTTGTTCTGCAATCTTTAGAAAACACTCTCCAATATAAGGAGTAACGGGAGGTTCTTTCTCTCCTGTTTGCTCGGCTTCATGTACTGTTTTCTTCCATTCTTGCATTTCACGGAAGAAACGCTCGTTGTCGATATAGTGGTCACGCTTTTGTCGTTTGCTGCTCAACAGAGTCTCCTTTGGTAGTGCAGTAGTATGCACCAGAGCGAACAGAAAGTCAAATACAATGTTTACCTTTTTATTCTAATTCAGCACTTTGTCTATGGCTGGTGGTTCTTTGCACACATAAGTAGTGTGTCAGGATTCAATAATGAACTCTATACTCAGTACAGGGTTCATTTAGGAAACCCAAAACGACCATTCCAACCTGGAGGATGGTCGTCATCTTTTTTAGGCTTCTTGGGAGACTTTCCTTCAGGAGGGTTAGGCTTTGAAGGCGGTTCTCCTTCTTCATCGTCATCACCAAAATCTTCATCATCGGGCATCTCCTGCCCCCATCCATCAAACATGGGCATATTGAGAATAATATTCAAGAATACATCAGGTGGCATAGAAAAAGATGCTGTAACCATTGGTGACATTCCACCAGACCCCAGCATTTTTGCTAACATATCATCCAAATTTGGATTTGACTTGCCTGTGTCTCCACTCTTTTGGATCAAATCCTGAATCATATCATTCATGGTTGTATCTGCGGCTTTCTTTTCCGCAGCCTTCTTGCCTTTTGCTAGTTGAGGCTTTGGGGTATCCATGATTTTCAATTCTTGTTCATACTTTGCAATAAGATCCGGTGATGGAGTAGCCTCCATCACGATATAGTCATTGGGAATCTCACACTCTATTTGAGTTGTGAATTCAAGCCAATCACGAAACACACAAATGGTCTTTCTCACCTGACCTGTAAGAGGATCAAGAAGAGTAGATCTTTGCAGTTGGAGAGGTCTACTCAAAGGTAGACATCCTTTCTTTGATCCATTTCTCTTTGCTACGATTTCATCGCCACTACGGAGTTTTAGTATGACGAATTCCGATTTCTCTGCTGTCATTTGTACTCCTTCATATATCTAGACGAACTAGACGGTAGTTGAACTTCTCTTGTATGTATAGGTTCACCCTCTCGGTGAGATGCTTGAGGGTATGGTTACGGTGGGACTTGATTGACAGGTCATCACCAATATCAAACAATTTTGCACACTCTTTGTGTTCGGATTTACGGAGTTGCCGACCAATAGATTGCAGAACACGAATCCTTGACTTTGATGGTGAGGCAAAGATAACATTGTGTAGTCTTCGGATTGAGACTCCAGTCGAGAATGTTCCATATGATGCAACAATGATTGCATTTTCGTTTGCCTCTGCCAACTGCCGCACCTCTTCTCTTGCATCCGCTTCTGTGGCTCCATACACCAGGAAAACCTGATGCTTTCCCGCAGAAAGTTTTTCAATCTGTTCGTGTAGAGCCTTTCCGTGTTCTATGAATTGGAAGAGAACAAGAGTATTTCCCTTTAGATTTACAGCCATCTCGGAAATGAATCGGTTACGCTTGGGGTTCTCTGTGAGCCATTTGATCTCTTCGGCGTACTTCATTCCCTTTACATCACGCCTCTGATCTTCAGGATATTTGAGAGTAATACACTCAATGGAAAGATCAGACAGGAGATTCTTGTCCATGAGGTCTTTGGTGCTTGTAACCTTTACAACCTTTCCAAACAGTCCCTCAATGACCAATTTATGTGTCTGTGAACCGTCAAGTGTTCCTGTTGTGCCTATTCTGTAGTAGGCGTTCTTGGACTTTTCCATGATTGAGGTAAGACTCTTTGCCTTGAATAGATGACACTCGTCCCCAAATATCGCAAAGAATCCTTCAAAGTAGTCTGCCTTCATGCGGAAGAGCGACTGCCATGTAGAGATAATCACACGGGCTTTGGTTGTCTTCTCTTGTCCGGAGAAAATAGTCTGGCAGTTTCGCTTTACATCCCATCTATTTGCCTGTGAATAGTCCAAGAAATCCGAATACATCTGATTGACAAGACCCACTGTGGGAACAATAAGAAGTATGCGCTTGCTTGGATCTGTTTCAACATGGTCAAGCAAATAACGAATTGTAGAATAGATGACAAGAGACTTTCCGCTTGCAGTCGGAGAAAGTAGCAAGCACCGTTGATCGTTGATTGCTGTTTCTATTGCATCAATCTGGTGGCTGTGTGGAGTGATAGGCTTTCCTGCCGCTGTTAACTGAAGACCTGTGAGATATTCTTGTAGTTCTTCTCTTGCTACAGCAGATTGCGGGTAGTCACACTTCTTTAGAAAGTCAAAGGGGTATCCACGGTCTTGTGCAAATTTCGCAAGGTAGTCGGCAAGTCCTGCATAGAGCCGCTTGTCGTGGGTATTGAAAAGACGAATATTGCCATCCCACATCTTGTTTCGATATGCTGGCATGAACTGATATCCAGGGACCTTGAATGTAAAGAAGTCCGAGATCTCTTGCGACACAGATCGTTCGCATTCGACCTTGAGAAATACTGCATCCTGTTGGGTGGCTATAATATCATTCATCTCATCCATATTTATGGATTGAGAATCGTCTGAAATATTACAGTCTTCCCACGGATATAGGTTCATACTCCACCCAGGAACTTCTTCCAGTCAATAGCATTGCGAATAAGCCACCCACGATTGGCAATAGCCTTTACGGTTGACTCAATGTAGTCTACACGCTCTTCTTGTAACTGAATTCTTCCCTTGAGACGGTTCATGTCTTTATCGCCTTCAAGGTACATATCGACATCGTTCTTCAGAACACGGAGTTGGAATGGCTCCCACCCACGCTCTTTGAGAGTAGTCTCGTCTAGTTTTCCTGTGTAGTATTCATATTTGATACGAGTCAATTCTCCCATGTCATTGCGGAGTTTCTTTAGCATCAGTTTCTCTGAATAGAGGTGCTTTAGATACTTGTTATGCAACTGTGGGATGCGTAGAGACTCGGTATCAAGTTGAGTTTCGTCAAAGGACAGGTCTTTTTCGATTTGTTCTTGTAGTTCTTCAAAAGTCATAGTGTAAGGATTGTATCACGGATTCAGTTGTAATCAATCGAGAGATTCAATATTTACGGTTTTATATGCAAAATTACAGGACACCATCATTGGATCTATCTCGGTCATACCGGAATTAAATTCAAAAGACATGAGACTTGTAGGGTAACATCGGCTAAATGTAAACTTTTTCTTTAATTTCTTTGCGTTGCTGTATATTAGCACAATTATTTCTGAATAAAGATCGGCTGCTGTAACTCCTCCTTCGTTTTCGGAATTTGGTGTTATTGTAGTCATCCAATCGTAAATTTCTTTCCAGTTATCCATGTTTTCGTCTATGGTGAAATTTACGACAATTTGATCGGATATATCAAGGGCGGATGGTATTGATGTTCTTGGAAATCCAGCAAAGCCAACATCCATAGAGTTGATGTTTATCGAAGGTATGCTTACAGTTTGTATGAAATGTGTAATCTTTGGTAGTCTGGGAATTACCACTCTAAAAGAAGTAGGACTAAGGTAGTTTGGTGTTGAAAAATATTTATTCGGTCCTCTTGTTAGAGGAGCATAGTCAGAAAAATCAGTGTATGTTGGTTCAGCCATAGGATTCTCCCATTGTATGTATCCAAAAGAAAGCAGGGGAGGTTTCCCTCCCCTGCCTCTACAAGACCTTAGAATCTACTCTTCTCTACCTAGATCAGTTGGTGAAACCGTGTAGGTTTGTTACTTGGAAGATGCGGTAGTAGGAGTTTGTACGAGCCTCTACACCGTTTGTATAGTTTAGAACAGATGTGGAGGTTGTAGCAAACGGATTTGCTGCAATACCGTAACGAGTCTTGAAGCCGATCTTTGGCTGGAAGGTCGTTGGGTCGATTGCACGAACCATTTGTAGTGGAACATATGGGCAGTAGAAGAAGCCTGCATCATA